TAAAGACTTGGATAGTTTTCACTAATTACTTTCTTCTACAGTCACATTAGCAAAAAGAGAATTATCACCTATCAATCTTTTTTCAGCAATTTTAGCATACTCTTTGTTTAATTCAATTATAACAGCATCTCTTCCTAATCTGTCCGCTACGAGAGCCGTGGTTCCTGATCCACCAAAAGGGTCAAGGACTGTTCCACCTTTGGGACAACCTGCCAAAATACAAGGTTCTATTAAATTAGGTGGATAGGTAGCAAAGTGAGCTTCCTTATATGGTTTAGTGGTAACAGTCCACACACTTCGTTTGTTTTTAGTGTCTGATGTAACTACTTCATCGTAGTGATACTCTTCATGTGTCATCATCTCATTTATTTTATTATACTCATCAGAATTATCGTTTATTAAACTTGATGCTTTTACCCAATCATCTCGACTAGGATAAGAGAAACCACTTTTATCTAGTCTAAACCAATGTTCAATAGTGCTTTTTTTTATATCTGTGTGTTTAGCCAAAGTATCAACATTTGTTTTTGATTTTAAAAATTTTACAAAATTTTCTTGTGTAGGCAGTTTAGGTCTTGTAATAACTAATTTGTCTCCTCTAGTTTTTGACATACCTTGTCTGTGTTCTCTTTCTTGTTCGTCATCTTTATATTTACTATCTATAGTCCACACACTTCTTTTATTAGATTTTCCATCTGCACTAAAATTAGGTTTATCTATTGGTCTACCCTCTTGCCATCTCTCTTCATTTGGAGCTCCTTTAAACTGACCTCTAAAAGCACCTTTGAATTTATTTTTATTTCTTTCCTCTGTTAATGGACTACTTTCAACTTTAATAGCTTCATTATCAAAATAATACTTTGGTTGCTTACTTAATAAAAATATATATTCGTGTGCTTTAGTGCATCTATCTTTAACACTTTCTGGCATAGGATTAGGTTTGTTCCAAATGATGTCTTGTCGTAGATACCACCCATCTTCTTGTAGAGCAAAAGCAACTCTCCAAGGAATACCAACTAAATCTTTAGGTTTTATATCTTTATCACCTCTCACTGTTTGATTTGTAGTGGATGTTCTACCACCACTAGAATAACTATCGCCTAAATTAAGCCATACTGTTCCGTCATTTCGTAACACTCGTTTAACTTCTCTAAATACCTTTACTAAATTATCAACATATTCTTGAGGTGTTTTTTCTAAACCTAGTTGTTTATCTTGTCTAACTGCACCACATTTAGGACAAATTGTTTTGTAAATTGCATCACCAACGCCACCTATCTCCTCAAAGTTTTTATGACCTGTAATTGTTTTATCAGATTTTTTTGAATCCCTTTTATGCGAACAGTTTGGGTCACCTCCCACCCAAGTAGCAGTGCCATAATCTCTAAGACCCCAATAGGGTGGTGAAGTAACACAAGTGTGAATACTTTTAGCAGGCATCTTCTTTAAGACATCTAAACAATTACCAATTTTTATTTTCATAATTTGGTTCTAGCTCCTGAGTGACCTGAGCCACCACAGGCATTACAAACATAAGTCGTATCTATTTCTTTATCAGCAAGCCTGTCACATTTTATGAAACCATTGCCATGACATTCTTCACAAACTTCATAAATAAGAACTTTTTCTTTTAACTTCATTCTTTTTGCTCCTTCATCAGTTTTTCATTTTCTCTCTCCCATATTCTTTTTCTATATTCACCATTTCTACAACTTACATTACAATATGACTTGCCTTGTTTTTTCCATTTTCCATTATAACCACCCCATGTTTCGGCGTGTAGTAATACTTTGAAGTTTTGTCCACAAAATTGGCACTCTTTAGTAAAATAAACTGATTGAAGTTTCTTCTGTACTAATTTAAGTTTTATTTTTAGGTCATTAGTTTTTTTTATTGCATCTTCACGAGATACAAATCTTATTTTTTTACTTTTTCTTTTTCGTTCTAATGTTTTGCTCGTATAAGTTTTCATTCTTTCTCCCTCATCAGTTTTTCATTTTCTCTCTGCCATAATTTTTTGTCATTTAACTCTCCATAGTCATTATATTTTTCGCAAGCTTCTAAATAAGCTTTTCTTTCTATATTAGATAAATCTTTAAAATCATATTCGTGTTTTTTATACCGAACAATTATTCCTAACTCGTGTTGACAGTATAATTCTTTGAAAAGTGACCTATTTACATAACCTTTTGGTATTTTATTTTTGGGCACTTTTATTTTTTTATATTCTTCTAATGACACAAGTTTTAATTTTTTCTTGGTTCTTCCTCTAAACCAAGGAATCTGTTTTTTGGATTTAGTT